AACTAACTTTCGGTAAGACAGCTCTGCGATAAAAGCTGTATAAATGGCGTATAAGGGATTAACTCCAAGGTAACTATACAAGAGTATGCTACACCAGAAAGAAAGGCATAGAACGCAGTTAAATGGCTTAAACGGCAATACTCTTTCCATCACCCATCCGTATGGTTCAAAAATAAATAGGAATGCAAACATCAATCCCATAGAACTAACTAAAATCCAATCGTTATAAATCTCCATCATTATAATTTTTCACTTAAATAATCATCCTTAATATACCGTTTTAACTTGGTAACGGCTTTACCATCTTCTATAAATGTGAGGTAACCTTTTATGTTTTGACCGTACACATCACTATGGTTTAGCGATACGATCTTATTGGTCATTGTTGAGTATATAATACTAATCACAAGATTAGCGGCAGACTTGCCTTCTGTATAATAGTATAGGAATTTCTCACAGGTTCTCATTACAGCAGCGTCGATCAACGCTTGCTTAAGTTCTTCGCTACCATCAGTAACAAATGCAGATCCTGCAACTTCTATACTGCGTTGTAGTATAAACTTACCAAGGTCATTAGTTATACAGCCCTGCTGCTTAGATGCTATCGCTTCTTTTTCAATTAGGGCCTTGTCGTACCTCGGCATACTCGTCTTCTACTTTAGTTAGTATGTTTACGATAGTAGGTAGATAATCAGCGAGTTCTTGAGGGCTTACGCCAAGCTCAAATCCCAGTCGCACCAATGTAACTGACTGGTCGTAGTATACCAAAGAGTCGATGGCTCGGTATATATCGAGAATGAAATCTGCTTCGTCTGCACTTAAATCTTCGTAGTAATTTTCAGTCCACATATTAATAAGAGGAGCGAAGCCTTTCTGCCTTCTCCGGATCAAGCTCTGCTATTAGTTCAATGTATTCTCTTTCTCGTCTATAAGCATCTTGAATCTCTTCTACAGTAGAATCTGTGCCTATATAAGTAAAGAGTCGAGCCATCTCATAGAGATACAGATCGATTCTATTCTTAATTAATTTACAAGTCTGGTAATTCTTCGTATCCATAAAGCTTTAAACTAACAAGGATTTCGTTCTTCTCAACATCTTCTCCATCATCAGCAACACGAATGCTAAGGCCCTTGAAGTATTTCTTAGAATCATCTGTGACATAGCCGTTGTCTTTAAGATAGTCCGAGATAAACTTAATGGTAATAATAACATTATCGCAATCATAGCGAGTATTATGAATAAGATCAATCTTATAGGTATCAGCAAAAAACTTATCATACCTATTAAAAACGTTTTTAATTTCTGCATTGTATTCTTTTTTATATTTCTGTCTTACTGAGTAATGGCGACCAGCATAGAATTGGTTAAGGCTTGGAGCCTTTGGCAACGAAAACGTTACTTCTCTGTAGTCTTCTTTACTCATATTTCTTTGAGTTACTTACATTAAAATATCCCACCTCCTTGTCTACGAACTGGCGTTGACTGAAGTGGGATGTCTTTGGCATACCTCTGGTTTCCCATTGAGGCTGAGGTAGTGAAGCGAGATTAAAAGCGAATATGCCTTCGGGAGTTTGACAAATGTATACTGGTATCGAAAGGTACTTCTGCGCTCTCATAAGGAGCTTATCGTACTTGTACTTCTCTATCAGCAGTTCGTCGTAGTGCTTGTTTCTGCACTTAAGTTCTATATCACACTCATAATTAACAGAATAGCAATCGTAGTGTGAGAACTCATCACCGGACCATTCAAGGTCCTGTATGTAGTTAGACTTTAGGTGATTGAATAAATCCTTTTCATTCTTCTTCCAACTCATTCTCTTGGTGTATAGCTATCTTCAAGAGGATAAGGTATCCTATTAAGTCCTGCACAGTATCTTCAGTGGCGTCGGTAATACCTCGGCTCTTGATACGCATAAGCTTATCATCGATCCGGGCACATAGGCTTTCAGTGGCGTTACCTCTCGAGAAGATGCCTACGGGGTTAAGAGCCGAGTCCCCGTAAGCAGCATTCTTCTCTAAGAGTAGATTAGTCACCTCTTGAGAGGTTTTTATAATCAATTCTTTTGTGTTCATATAGTAAATATAATGAAATTAATCAAGTAATCCGACCTCAAATTTATAAACTTTTCTACGGCCATCATTTTCAATAACCATTCTTCCGTTCGTAGGGTTAAAGAATATATATCGCTCAGATATTCCAGTGTAGTCCGTTATGTCTACTTTATAGTCTTTGCCCTTGATCTTGATGATGTTATAATCTACGACCTCAACATCGTCTACAAGGTTAAACTTTATGTAGGCACGGATCATCTCGCACCAACTCTTTCTATAGGCTTCTGCCCAACTTCTTTCTGCTTCCATTAAAATTCTAATTCTTCTTGTGATGGTGTAGGTATAACTGGTGATGGCTTATCCGGGTTATCATAAGCAAATCGATTGCCACCGAATTCATCCAGCTCATAGTATCTATTTTTTACCTTATCGTAGTATAGTGTAACACTGCCTAACTTACCTACAATCTTGGGCTTTGCTTTAACGACAGTGATCTCTACTTGATTAGGCTCGTAAGGAACGCCGTTAGCATCTTCAAGTCCATACGGACATCTCCATACGTTTATGATCATCATACCCTTTCTGGACCACTGCATACCTCCGGCGATATCGTTCATTGTAGGCTTATCTACATAGGGTATCCCATTCTTATACTTAGCTTGTTGATGCTTTGTATGAACGGTAACTATTGTGTGGTAGTTATTATCACTACTATGCTTCCGCACTTTAGTTAGCACTTGGCCAATAGCGATGTCATCTCTAACTCCAGCACTTACATCTGTCTTAATCTCCGTAAACGGGTCTATAAGACATCCGTCTATCTTCACACCTTTACTTTCTATCTCACTGACACAAGTATAAAAACCCTCTACGCTGAGGTCCTGTAGACCGGAGTCTATAATATAGAAATGTTTATTGATAAATTCTACTGCTCTTTCGGCCTCTTCATTAGAGGCAGTTACCTTGTCGTTAACGAGATAAGGCTTACGCAGATATACCCAAAGTAGTTCTGCGAACACTTCGGTAGGTGATCCAGTCTCTGGGCTATATACGGCCCAGGTCCATCCGGAATATTCTGATAGGTTCATCATCAGTTCAAATCCAAACTGGGATTTACCTTGGTGGGCACCAGCATAGATGTATGTGGTAGATCCCTTCTTTACGGAATACTTGTCAAACAGGGAATCAAATCCCGTCCAAGCTCCTTTGCTTACTCCGTTCTCGCGAAGTTGTGTTAGCGAATCCTTTAACTCCTCGGCTCTATAGATAAAGTTTCTCATTGTTATTTATTTAATGGTTACCAAATTCTCTTTCATAATCTCCTTCTTTATGGGCAAAGCTTTTGCTTATTTCCTTTCGATATAGTTCTTCCATTACATAGAAGTCGTAAACCTTTTTTCCTTTCAAACCAAGAGAACCCATTAACCTCATTATCATATCGGGGTTGCCGTTCATATCTTGAATACTCTTAAATCTTGTCGGAAAATTCATTTCTCTATAGTTGTTAATGTAGCCATTTCCTCTTTTAACTTTATAGGCAACCTTTACTTTAACAAGATAGATTATTTGCCCTTCTTCGCTGGGCTTTTGCTCTTGTCCCATTGATTGATCTGTTTAAGTTTCTTAGCTTTCTTCACCTTGCGTTGTTGCTTTAGGTCTTCGAAGTATTCTTTCTCCCAATTATCTTCGTGGGGGATGTATCTCATTCCTTTTTAGGTTTAATAGTTTTAAGAATATCATCATCAATAGTAAGGTGCGAGAAGTATATATCTTTGTTATTCCCATATACATACTTCTTCCTATCTTCTGCCGTCATATCAATTAAAGCAAACAATTCTGTAAGTCTTCCCATCACATCTTTATTAATCTTAATCTACGTTGGTACTTTCGGATCAACAAGGCAGAGTTGGTTAATTGATTCTGTAAGTCACTGGTCCAACCAAACCTACTGGCTTGAAGGGAAAGGTTTACATTGTCCAACATCAACATCTCCAGATATTTCTCTACCTCGCGTATGTGGCGTTTCTTTCTGTTGTAAGATTTAATCGTACTCAATACCATACTCTGTGAGATCTCTTTCGCAAAGCTGAACTATACGATTGTACAATTCTGACTTGCCCTTTGTTCTGTTGGCATTGGTCTTCGCATAAGCACGGATATCATTGATTATCCTTTTGCTTCCGACGCTTCGCTTTGGTTGATAATTTGTTTTCATAAGTAAATTTATTTGCGTTGAGGAGCCTTGCGACTCATTTCTCTTATGGATTAAATCGTTTCATCCATTGCCCATAAGCACTATCGGGATGTATCTCTTCTTTGGTGTTAATATGGTCCCAACAAATTTGATGATTAACTCCGTTTATATTTATCAATGGCCATCCAGAAGTAAGTTTCCAAACATACCCCTCTGCATTCTTAAAATTGTAGCAGTGGTGTACTGGAGCATCCCAAATCTCGCCATCAACAATTACTCTCTGTCCTATCTCTAATTTCATTGCTCTTTTGTTTTAAAGGTTTCTAATTTCTCAAGCGTGTCCTTTAGTATCACATTCCAAGCGAACTTGTCTTTGTCCGCTTCCCATAGCTTCTCATACATCTGAAGTAGTATCTCTCTCATCTCTCTTTAGTGTTAAAGGTTTCTATTAAATCTCTAATCCGTAACTCAAGGTCATCAACTCTTCCTTTTAGGAATATTTTCTTCCGATTAGACTCCACATCAAAACTTGAGTGCCAATAAACTTCATTCATCACAA